GGGAACATGCTTTCCATTGTCCTTTCTGTAATCATCACAAGAAAAAACTACAAGTAAACTTTGAAACACAAAAGTGGCATTGTTGGGTTTGTAATCAAGGTGGACACAAGATAGGAATACTCCTACGAAAGATAAACGCTCCAAAAAACATCATTTCAGAGGTTTTAAGGATACTTGGTGATTATAAAGGTGTCAAACACGAAAAAGATGAAAAGACGGAATATAATGTTTCATTACCACAATGTTATCAACCACTTTGGAAACCATCTACAGACCCATTATATAAAAATGCAATCAGTTATTTAAAGAGGAGAGGAATAGGTGGTATAGATATTTTGAGGTATTCCATAGGATATTGTTCATCTAATGGGTA